ATTATTGTCAAACAGGTAGTGGAGAATGGATTAAATGAAATGGATTATAGAACTTTCAAATTATATCTTGAGTGCTGTGGATATTCCACGTGGAACAAAGATTGGAAAGTTAGAGAATCTTATGCTAAATATAAAAACACAGGAGAAATAATATACAATGATAACAGAAGAACGACTAGAAAAGGCGTTAGCATATCTGTCCAAGACTGATGAAGAGAGTGCGACAGCTAATGCTAATGTTAAATATTTAGATAGATTACTTAAAAGAAAAAAAGCTTTGCATATTACACATAATGCAGAAGCTAA